TTCCTATGATCGTCCTTTGCAATTTATCAATTACGATGTCAGCCAGCAGATTCACGTTCTGGCCTTCTGCGCCATACACGTTCACTGTGAATACATTTCCACCGGCACCAAGGCTGCCATTTGCAGCCAGGCCGATGCTCGGTGCAGATAATCCGCTCATGGCTCCGGAAATACCATCTGCCACGTTCATCGCTTCACTCATTGCAACGCCGCTGTACTGGCTGATGCCTTTGGCAAGTCCTTCATCCAGCATTTTGCCGACCCACGCCATCTCTTTTGATGGAGATTCGATGCCAAAGAAGCTCTTGATTCCGTCCAGGATGCGTTTACCGAAGCCTTTGATCTTCTCCAGCACCCACTCGGCAGCATCATTGATACCATTCCAAAGTCCTTTAACAAGGTTCTTGCCTGCTTCCCAGATGCCTTTAAAGCCTTCCGCGATCTTACCTGGAATGCTCTTCACGAAGCTCCAGACATCCTTCAGGATCCCTCCGAACCATTCACCCAGCGAACTGAACAGGGAACCGAACCACTGTCCGATCGTTGACAGCACGCTTGCCAATCCCTGAACAACTCCGGCAACAATCTGCGGGAAATTCAGGATGATCGCTTTTGCAATCTCAAATGCCATCTTCGGCAGCTCTGTCACGATTGCCACCACAATCTGTGGCAGTGCCTCGATCAGTGCCTGGATGATCTCCGGAAGTGCGCCCAGAAGCCCGTCAATGATGACGGGAATCGCCTGGAGCAGTGCACGGATGAGATCCGGCAGAGCAGTCAGGATTGCCGTTACAATATCCGGAATCGCATCAATGATCGGCTGCACGATCTCGCTGATGTGCTGGAGCAGAGCTGTGAACAGTTCAACGACTGTCCGGATCAGATCCGGAAGCACTGCCATGATTCCTTTAATGACCTGCGGCAGCGTTTTCACCACTGCACCGATCACGCTCTTTAGCATTGCTGGGAGTGCTTTGATCAGGCCTGTGATGATGTTCTGTGCTGCCTCGATGACGGTTCCCATCAGATCATTCTCATTGATCGCCTGGATAACGCCATCAATCGCATCAGGGATTGCCGCCACTACATTCTGTATAACCGGAACCACGTTCCGCACCACGTTTGTCGCGCTGTCAATTAAGTTTTTAGCGGCCGTTTTAATGTCAGCCTGTGAATCGCCCAACGCCGTGACAAAATTCTGCCAGGCGGCTTTTGTGGAGTTCACAGAGCCTTCTATGGTCTTTGCTGCTTCGGCTTCTGTCGCACCGGCGATGTTCATCTCTTCCTGCATGATGTGGATCGCTTCGACCATATCTGCAAAAGAGTCGATGGACAGGTTTGCCATCTCACCGTTTGCCGCTTTCACTGCGTTTGCATCCGCGATCAGGCGTTCCATCTCGGTCTTTGTTCCACCATAACCGAGTTTTAGATTATCCAGCATCGTGAAATTGCCCTTGGCAAATCCAGCGTATGCACTTTGGATCGTGCCGATGTCCGTGCCAAATGTATTAGCATTGTCGGACATATCGCGGATCGCCTGGTCAGCATAGCTTGTGGCAGCTTTTGTGTCGCCTTTCAGGGAAGAGATCAGAGAAGCGGAGAAGCCTGTCACAGTCTCCATATAATCATTCATGGACAGGCCTGCGGTCTTGTATGCGTTTGTCGCGTTCTGGACCACTGCTTCTGCATCAGAGCCGAACAGCTTCTGGACACCGCCTTCCAGCTGCTCGAAATCCGAATAAGCACTGATTGCCTGCTTTGTGATGTTTACAATGCCTGCTCCGAGAGCTGCGCCCATAGCCGCAACAGATGCACCGATCGCAATGCCGAACTTTTTAATGACAGAACCGACAGAAGAAAACTTTCCCTCTGCGTTCTTCACTTCATTTCCTGTCTCTTTTGTTTCATTGCCGAGCTTATCCATGCCTTTGCTTGCATCCTCGGTCTGTGTTTCCAGAGAACGCAGCTCGGCTGTCGATTTATTTATTTCAGTCTTTGTCTTGGAAAGTGCAGTGCCCTGCTTGGTGACTTCCAGTGTCAGTTTCTGGACCTCTGCGGAATCATCGCCATAAACCTTGCGGGCTTCCTCCAGTTTTTCATTTGTGTCCCGGAGTGCACGTTCCTGTGCCTGATATTTTTCGTTTAATTTTTCTACTTTTGCCCTGGCGTTGTCGATCTGTGCGCCCAGGATCCGCTGTTTCTCAGCAAGGTTTTCCTCACCGACAGCGGCGGCTTTCATTTCGGCAGCCAGTTCTTTTGACTTCTGCGTGATCTGCTGGAGGTCTGCTTTAAACTGCGCAGCACCGTCCATCTGCATTTTTACGCCGATCGTTGTTGCCATCTATATCACCTCAACAGCATGATCTGATCATATGTTAATTTTGCCTTCTTATACTTTGCCGCACCCTTATAAACGGAAAGATGGTTGAGTAAATCAACCATCTCTCCAATCTTTAAGGCGTTGACCTCATTCACGGATAAATGAAACTCATAGGTCCCGATCATCAGGAACCATGTGTATGTCACTTTTTGCTTTTGGATGCGGCCTCTGTTTTTTTTGTCGGTGTGATCTCCGTTTCGCTATGCTGGTCACGTTTGAACGCTGCCATTGCTTCAGCAAACAGAGCCTTCACCTCTTTCATATCCATCAGCATGATCTGTTCCTCCGTCAGCGCACCATCTGCGCTTCCGGTCTCTTTGATCACCGCCCATCTATTGAGCAGGCTGATGAACCATGCCATGTTATCCAGGAGCGAAACCATGTCATTTTCATCAAACAGTTCGTTAATCCGTTCAATGTCGTGATCTGGACAGCGTTCGCACGCCTCTTTGATTGCTCCGACTGTAAACACAAATTTTCTCTTCATTTCCCCTGTGTCTCCCTTCTTACGAGATGCCGAGTTTCGCCTTCAGAGCTGCCTCTGCTTCTGCTTCGGTCTCATAGTCATCGCCGATAAACTTCCAGTTGTGGTTTGCATCATCCCCGCGCAGGATAACAGCCTCTAAGGACTGTGTCTGCCAGTCGATCTCTTCTTCCTGAGTTGCTGCTGCATCCTCCGGAAGATTGAATCTGCATTTTGCCAGAACTGTCGGAACATAGGTGACTTCGCCGTCAGACTGCTGACGGGCAATGAAACCAATGCCGACATACGGGATCTCCATGTCATCGCCGAATGCTGTCCAGCCCTGTGCGTCAGCTGTCGGCAGTCCGAAGATCAGTTTGCGTGTAGATGCAAGCAAGCCATCAACAGTCAAGGTCACTGTGCCGCCGGTGAATCTGCCAGCATCTGTTTCTGCAGAGATGTTATCTGCATAAAAAATATTATCGTCAGTGCTTTCCGGAGAGATTGAGACATCAACGCCTCTTGCCAGCTTCTGCCCGCTGGTATAAGAGATCGTTCCGCCTGTTTCTCCGTAAAGTGCAACGTATGGCTTGGAAAAGCCAGTTGTTACTCTTCCTGCTGCTGCCATTGTTTATTCCTCCATTACTTTTTTGATTTCTTTTGTCAGTTTTTCCTGTGCGATCTGAATTGCCTGACCTCTGATCCGCTTTTCCATTTTGCTGATGGTATGTGTGCCGCGCCGGAATGTAGTGCCGTATTCAATGCACTGCATCAGCATACCTGTCGGGACCATGTCGTTGAACCGCTTGCTCGGTGTACGGACATATCCTGTAAAACCGATGCTCGTTTTTGAACCGTCCGGATCATTTTCAAACCTGGACACGCCAAAATTCTCAATGATCTGTTCTTTTTCGGACGGTGTTGCGCCGTATAAGCGGTGCTCGTTACGCTCCGTGTATGTCGGCATGGCCTCCAGTGCCTTTTTCAACTCGTCAGCCACATAACCGGCTGCATCATAAAGTGCCAGCTTATTCATGTGACTGATGTCTGCTGCAAGTTGTCCCAGCTTGTCGGTAAATATTTCCGTGCCGGTGATCTTAATGCTCATCGCATCCTCCAGCTCCATGTGTGATGGATCAGATTGTCATCGCCGTTTGTCGGGTCTCCATATTGTGTGGTCTCCCATGTCCAGGACAAACCCTCCACACTCTCCAGGTATTCCTGGATGGCATCGAACTTGGCATCGAACTCCGTTTTCGTGAAATACTCCACAAATCCGGATAACGCCTGCCGTGCCTTGTGGTTGTCTGCCAGGAATGATTCGTCCTCGGAATCCTCATTCCAAACGATATACGGTGCCTTGCTGTTTGTCGGTGCAAAGTAGTGGAAGCACTGCACTCCAAGCCCTGCCAGTCCGGAATAAAAAGTCCTCAGTCTATTCTGTAACGACATCATAGAAGTCCTCCAATCTCTCCAGCGTCAAGAGCACGTTGTCGCCTTCCTTTTGCTTCAGAGAGATCCTGTACTGATCGCCATCCTCCAGGATCGCATAAGAAGCATTCGCAGGGATCCCTGTGTTGTAAGCGATGACCAGTTTGTCGATCTGTTGCTTCGCTCCGAGTGCGGCATATGCCCTTGTGACACCGACTGTCCGCTCGTCATAAAATGCAGAGCAAATCTCGACCAGCTTTTCAGTCGGCATCAGGCCTGCTTCCGCTATGTTCTGGAGGCTGCAGATCTTCAGCTTGCCAGCGTCACGCATCATCCTCACCCCATTCGTTATATTTAGAACTCATGAGCAGCTGTTTCTTCTGCTCGTCATAAGAGGCCTTTAAACGGTCATAGAAGCCGTCATCGACCTGTCCGAAGTTCATCTTGCAATAGGTCAGGATAGCTCGTTTAATCAGCGGATCGCACGCTGATTCTGTCAATAAAGCAGGACGGACATCGGTAATTCCGATGTCCGCAAACCCTGCCATGATCAGGTCATTCAATTCATCATCGAAGGTGCTTGTCGTTACACGGCAGGCCACCTTCACATCGTCAAGCAGTGCCATATAAGCACCTCCTGTGTTTTATTTATTTTTTGCTGCCTTCTTCGGTGCAGGCTTTTCTTCCTCTGCCGCATCTTCTGCAGATCCGACTGATGTCAAGAACTGCGCCTCGGCCGGAGAGACTTCAACAGTCTCCCCAGCTTTGTGCCAGATGCGTGCATCTCTTAATAATTTGACTTTCATGATTAAGCCTTAGCAACCAGTGCGAATCTTCCGTTCGCTTTAACGCCATGAGCTGCAAACTGACGACCTACGACCTTGATCAGGTCTTCTTCAGATTTGCTCAGATCGTCCCATTTGATCAGAACATTATCGCCCTTCGGATAGTTGACTTCTTCACCCTTAAGGTCGCCAACGATTGCATAGACTGCTCCAGATGCTGCAGCAGAATAAGCCGGAAGTGCGGATGTGAACAGAACCGGAAGATCCATGAACGGATCAAATGCAAAATTGCCTGCTACCTGAGCGGCAACAAACGCAGAACGGCTCAGCCTGTTCATGATAATTACAACATCGGTTGCTTCATCGGAAAGATAGTCTGAAGCGTCAGACAGAATTGTGAGACTTGGTGCCCCAGAGATCTTTGCAGCTGCAGGACTGGTTCTGGTTGCCGTCTGTGGAAGTGTAGCGATGTCGTTGACAACTTTTTTGCGGAGTTCTTTGACGATCCGATAAGTCAGCTCGTCGTAGATGTAATCAACGAACTCATCCCCGGCCATATCTACAACTTCGTCAGAAATATAGATCCACTTTTTGATGTTTTTCGGAATCAGTGTTGCAATTCCAATGCTGAGCTCTTCTTCATCCGGAGCCTCAGTTCCTTCTGCGTGTTCTTCAGCATCAGAAGAACTAATCTCAAACGGGATCTGACGATTTCCTGCAATGAACTTGCGATCAACACGAGAAAGAATGTCATCATTTTCCCATGCTGTCTGGATTCTTCCCTCAATGCTTGTCGGAACCGGAATCTGTCCGCCAGTCGGAGCATTAAGCGTTAAAAGCGCGCGGCACTCGCTGTCATCAGGCATCCCCATGATGATGCTCTTCAGATATTCGCCGTATGCTTTTTTGTATTCAGTGGATTCTCTGATTTCTTTTACATCCATTTTTTTTCTTTCCTCCTCAGGTGCTTTTTCGATAACTTTCACCGGGACAACGTCCTCAGCAATTTTTTTGCGAAGCTCTGCTTTTTTAGCTGCTTCTGATTTTCTGGTCTCCAGCTCTTCGTTGATTGCTCTCATTTCCTCTTCCAGGGCATCAAGATTAGCTTCAGGAGAATCCAGCTCGGTGAGGATTTCTGCTTTTCTTGCTTCGATTGCCTCAACTTCCATTTCTTTGAAATTCATGGTTTATACCTCCATTGATAAAATCTTTATTTTCTTTTTCTGTCTTTCTTTTTCTTCAGCCTTCCGGAACTCCTCCGTGAGCTCTGCGATCACTCCGTCACACCAACTCCGTGCTGAAATCGCCGTGCCATCATTTGCTGGAATGCTTACAGCTGATACATCCCACAAACGACTGATTCCGGTGATTGTTCTCAAGACAGTGATTTCCTTGTTTTCGTCATCGCGTTCTTCGGTTCTGGAATCTTTGGAAACCGTAAAGCCGAAGGACATGCGGTTCGTGTAACCGCCCTTTATCTCTTCATACAGCTGACGGCCGATTTCCGTGCCGGAAAGGTCTGCCTCAACATGCAGTCCGTGAGAATCTGTCCGGAGCTTCAGCGTGTCATTGCTGACGCGGGCAAATACCCTTCCTTCATGGTTGTACTGCATGATCGTGTCATCCATGTCCGTGTTGTCAAATGCTTCACGCGCCACCTGCTCCAGGACATGCACACGATAGCCATTCCAGTTGTCATAACTAAACAGTTCATACGGATCATCAAATGTTGTTGCATAGCCTTCTGCGATCATCTCGCCATCATCAGCTTCCCGGACCTCAAAATTGATCATGTTCCGGTAGCTGCGGCCTTCGTTTAATTTTTCCTCGATTGTTTTATTCAATTCAGCCATTGTTGTTTCCTTCCTCGCTGACTTTATCGTTAGCGTTGTAATATTCACCGCGGATGATCCGGGCATCGCCGTCTTCAACCGTTGACAGATTCCAGATGTCTCGGATCTCGTTAATGCTCATGATCCCGCGGTCCAGCATCTGTGCAGAGACCGCCAGCTTGTCCTGGTTGCTCAAATACTGCAGCCGGTTCGCCGTTGCCATGACTTTGTTGCCTTCGCTCTGTTCACGGAATGTGTAAAGCATTTTTGTCATCACTTCAGAAAACTGAATCGCAAAAGGCTCGATCTTGCCCTCGTAATAGGCAGCCCATTTGTCGCCGATTGCCTTGTTCTGTAGGATGTCCTCATTCACGCCGAAGTATTCAAACACATTCTCCTTGATGATCTTCATCTGCTCGGAATCGACCACCCACGGCTTCACATCGACCTGATGGATGTCGTCATAAGTGTTCGGAAAGAGCAGGAGGCCGCCGCCATCCGATTCCTTGCTGAAGTTGTTTTCCGTGAACCGCTGGCGTTCCTTTTTCAGGTCTTCGATCTTTGTGAAGTTGTTCACCCGCGCATAGAACCGGTATGTGGCAGCAGATTTCACGCCCTCCTCAATGCCCTGGTTCTGTATGTGGATCAGTTCCATTGTCGGGAACAAAGCCGCATTAGATTCACCAAAAAGGTCGCTTTTGTATTGCCGGTCAACCATGATCCCGCAGTTCTGCAGCTCCATGACCGCCTTGTCACCGTTGCTGAACTCATAACGGATATAAGGCACCTTGTTGTACTGAATGATCTCGCAGCGATGTGGAAGCGGTGCGTAAATGCCGCTGATCTCACCGAAGTCATCCAGCACCGGCGTAATGAACGCTGTATTATGCACTTCCAGGATCGTGTCCAGTCTGCTCAAAAACTGGCTCCATGTCTGGAACGTGTTCGGTGCATGCTGGAGCTTCACCCGCAGTTTAGGCTTTGCGGATCCGATGATCTCCACTTTCAGTTTTCCGATGTGTCTTGCATTGGCATTAATGGCTGCCCTGATCAGTTCGGATTCATAAAGGCCGCCATTGTAAGAAGTGAACCGCGGTGTGTAACCGTTCAGCATTTTGAACACACCCTCATATTTCCCAATCGGAACCTTCCGGTTGCCGAATAGTGAACTAAAAAATCCCATTTGTTTTAATCCTCGTTTTTCAGTCGATCGCCGATCTCGGCGAAGTGTTTCTGGCGTACAGTGAAGGCATCTGCAAGGGATGCAATTCCGTCAATGTGCGCATCTTTGTTGATCTTGACCAGTTTGCCTCTTCCCCGCTCAACATCCATCTTAATTGCGGCGTTGAGCATGTGGACCTTCAATAGGTCATTATCCCCAATATGTATTTTGCCGTCCTTCAACAGGCCTTCCATCTCCTGCAGCACAGGCCAGAGGTTGTTTCCCTGAAATACATCATCCGTCCGGAATCCGTATGCGTTCAGATCCTGGATCAAATACTGTGCCGAATAGCGGTCATATCCGACCTGGAGCGGCAGGATCTCATAATCCTGCACCAGTGATGTCAGCCAGTTGTAGCAGTCATGATAATCAATAAAGTTTTCGCCGGATGTCTCCAGCAAGCCGCGTTTGATGTAAATGTCATAGGGCAGACCGTCTCGTGCCGTGGCTTCTTCAATCTTTTCTGCCGGCAGCCAGAACTTTGCGAACACATACAGCTCGCCATCCTTCTCAATCACAATGGTGGCAGCTGTCAGGTCGGTTGTCTGTGAAAGGTCAAGTCCTGCCACACAGTAAGAGCTCCGGAAGTTATCCAGCTTGAGTGGTTTGCCGGATGCTTTTTCGACATCCTCAGCCGGAAGCCAGGCAAGTGAACTGTTCTGCTTTAAGCATAGATATTTCACGATAAATTCCGACCGCTTTGACAGGGATCCTTCTGCCACTGCAATCTCTTCCAGCAGATAATCGGTGCTTACACTGACATCCAGGTTCGGATTCGATTTGTGCAGCTCATTGATGTCATTCCACTTGTCAATGTGGTCACCCATATAAAGGATTGGCAAAAGGCGTGTTTCTTTACTGTCACCCAGCAGAAAACGTGTGGAACGTTTCATCAGCTCGTCAAACGGTCCATCGTTGATATATCCGGATGTCGTGCAGGCCAGCAGGATGGATTCAAGACGCGCACCCATTGCACTTTTCATGACTTCATACTGCTTCAGGCCTTTGTCGCCTTCCCACGCAGCCACCTCGTCACAAATGGTCAGCGACGGGTTAAAACCGTCAGACGATTTGCTGTTAAAAGCGATCTTTTTGACAGTGCTGTTCAGTCCTGGGATCGCAAGGTCTGTTTGCCGGTGCCTTGCCAGCATGGATGCGTCATGGATCCGTTTGTTGTGTTCGTCACGCTCATCCAGTGTCTCTTTCAGTGCCTGCCATTCCGGATCCAGTTGGATCATCTGCCATATGCAGTTGTAAATTATGTCAGCCTGGTCGAACTTCGGCGCGATGCAGAATACCCTCGATCCATATCCGCCTTCGTTCTGGAAAACATAATTTGCGATTGCAGATGCCAGCAACGATTTGCCGTTTTTCCGTCCGACCACCAGAAACACTTCCCGGAACTGTCGTGTCCCGTTTTTATCAACGATCCCGAACATAATGGAGATCATTGCCTTCTGCCAGACCTCCAGCTTCAGGTTTTCAGGTGCCAGTGGGCCTTCTGTGTGGAAGCAGTGCGCCTCAATCCACTCGATTGCTGCGTTTGCCTTATGCGGATCAAAAAAGAACTGCTTTTTCTGCAGTCCTTTTACGATATACTCATATAGCAGCCGGATATACTTGCCGACAATGTATGTGCCGTTCTTAATTCCCTGGTAATATGTCCTAATCCAGTCCATATCGGCTTTTTCTTGCTTTTTCATGCTAAATTGTTGTATCTCTCTCGAAATGCGCGATGTACC